GGAGTGCTCACGGGAATTGTCGGAGTGGGACTCGTTGCCGAGACCCGCGTTGGTGGCTATGTTGAAGAGAAGGTCACTGGCGTGGCTCGGAAAGCCAAGTCGTCCGCAGAGAACACTGCACGTACTGCGAAAGATCGAGTGAAAGGCGTTTTCGGGTGGGTGTATGACACCAATGAGCGTTTTGCTGCTGAAATCAACGCTTGGGTCGATTTCGTCCCTGTTGAGGTTGCCCGGTGGTTTATGCCGATGGCTATTGTGTCTGCACTTGCTTATCTCGCCTATGTGAAATGGGCTTCTTCCTTGAAGAAGGCATATCGCAAGAAGCGTCGTGAAGGAGATTCTCTTGAATCAATTGAGATCTCAGATGGCGGTATCATGGTGATGGCGGCAATGACGTTGAGTCGTTATCGCGGTCTTGTTGCCTTTGCTACTGCTTCATATGGACTTCTGCGATTTATGAAACTGACTGATGACATCCTTCGTGCGAAAACACCTCGTGAGGCACGTGAGAATATCCGAAAGGATGAGACCTTGAAAAAACAGGGTCTGGGCTTTGATGAGGAAGAGGATCCAGAAATGGTTTATGCTCGTGCACATGAGTATACTCTTGCCTCGATGGCTCGTGATGTTGTCCTCACTTTTGTTCTGCTTTCATTCTTGGACTGGCTCCTACGTCGTTTTGAGTCAAAATTTGAGGAAATTCCTCCTGTCGAGGAAGCGTTCTATGTACCCACTTTTGCCGATGAAATTCTGAAAGAGTCTGCGGACTTTTATCGTCCTCAGGCTGAGTGGAAGTACTGTTTGGTCCGAATCTGTGTTCAAAACTCAGATAAGACTTATTCGCAATTCCTCACTGGAACTGTTGTGGGAAACCATGTCATCTCGACAGGACATGATCTCAAAAAGGGTGAGAAATACTGGATGACTTACTCTGGAGATCAGTTTGTTCCAGCCGATTTGATTGAGGTCTTTTATGATGTTGGTGGTGACTCAAACGATGATTATGCAATATGGCGTAAACCAAATACGCTCGTTTTGCCCATGGGGAAGAAATTGAAGTCGATGACTATCTCCGAGAGGATTCCCAAGATTGATGAAGCAGTCACTAATGTAAAGTGGGATAATATGCTTGAGCCGAAGATGATTGAGTATGGCACTTTTGCTACTCAAGTTATAGTGAAGATGGTGAAAAAACCCTCATTTGAGGGTGGAGCCACTGTTTTTACGGGCATGAATTCCACGAACTTTGGTGATTGTGGTTCACCGTATTTGAATGAGCATGGACATGTTGTCGGCATTCATTTTGCTGGCAGTCGCATTCCAAAGACAACTGGTCAGTATGCAAAAGCTTTTTCTCGAAAGTTTTTGGATTACTTGAAGAGACTGGTGGGTCGTTCTACTGGTGCAACTATTGTCGAACCGGGTCACTCTCAGCGAGAGGCAGAGACCCCTCAAGAGTTCTCAGATTTGGAGAAGAAGAGTGAACCCATTGTGGCAAAACAACGAATCCGTTTCAAGGAGGAACTTAAGGTCGTGACTGATTCTGTTGCGGACCTGACTCAAACCCTGCAGATGGAGAGTAAGGCTCGTCAAGAGTCGCAAGAAGCGACTGCAAAGTTGCTGAGTGATCTTTTGGAAGCTACTCGAAAACAAGAACTCGCCGCACAATTTTCGGCTGGAGTTTCTGCTGGTGGGTCTGTTGGTTCCACCAAGAAGCGTGATGATCGAAAAGAGAATGATTTTTCACGTGTTCCCGCTCCTCCGTTGCCTCCCCGTTCTCATGGTGACTTAGATTACAGTGTGGGTGATGATGTTGTTGTTGTCACGGAGGATCGGTCGAACAATCGGAAGAAGGCCCCGAAGTCGGGTTATCCCGCTGACAATTTGCTCCAACCCCAGGCTATGCCAGTTATTCATGTTCATGTTGAGACTGGCGGCCGGGGAAACGAGCAGTCCGTCGCCGACAACGGTGGCGGTCAGCGAAAGCGTCAAAAGAAGAAGAAGCAGCAAGAAAGGTCTGGCGGAGTATCGGCTGGTACGAAGCAAGACAAGTCTGGGGACGCCAAGACGAAGTCGAAGGCCCGGGAGACAAGTGCTCCTGGCGACTCGACCGAGTTAGGCGATCACTAGACTTCTACTCTTCTCTGCTGGATCGAAGGCTCCCATTGCTTGAAGCACGCGAGCATTGGAGCAAGTATGTGCCTGCTACACAAGAACCTCTGTGGTGGACGCATAGGTCAGTAATGTATAAGGAGAATACTTGTACTGACTTTTATTTTCGTGAGCTCGTACGCGAAAAATTCCCTGATTCAGATTTTGAGCATGGGATGGTTAAGCCTAATCTTCAGGCTACATTGTTGGACAATTCGAAATATTCAACAGATTTTTCGCGATGCAAGACTCTCCATCCAGCACTCCGAGATCGTGCGATTGACCTTTTCTGTGACCTGATTTCACCAGCGTTCATTCGTTTTCCTGATGGATGTCCGCTGATGCCTTTTGCTGAGGCGACCACGTTCCTGGACAAGACTGCAGGTCCGGGATGGCCATTTTCGACGAAGTACAAAACAAAAGGGGATGTTTTGTCGAGTGATTGTGATTTGGAAGCAGCCGTTGGATACCTTTTGGACGGTGGGAAAGCTTTCTTTTCTGTGACTCCGAAGGAGGAGATTCGGTCACTTGACAAACTGGCCGCCGATAACATCCGTACTTTTACGTCGGGCCCAATTGATTTGAATATCGCTGGCATCATGGGTATGTATCATTTTGCAGAATGCCTATCCGATGCCTGGCGACTTGTTCCTATTACAATCGGTTTGAATATGTACAATGCTGGTTGGGATTTCTTAGTGCGGAAGTTGCGCTTTGATATCGTAGGAAATGACGCACCAAAATGGGACGGGCATTTCGTCCCTGAGTTGTTTGACGTGTGCGGGTGTATTCTCAAACGCTTCTGCAAGGAAGAGTGTTGGGAGTACATTGATTGTGTTATAGCCAATGTGAAGGACCATCCGGCCATTTTTGGCAACGGATTGGGCTGTTGGCAAGAAGGTGGTATGCCCTCTGGCGCCCCCTACACAATCGTCTTCAATTCTTTGGCAAGGCTCTATCAGTTTGTCTACTATGCAGTTTCTGTAATTCCTGGTGTTACCCTTGAGTCCTTCAAGGAAAATTTAGATGTCAGTGTGCATGGTGATGATTCCTTGCACGGCTCCTCCCCTTTGTGGAGTGAGTTGTTTGCAAACGATCGACTCAATCACTTCTATGGGCCTGAAGGTCTGAACTGGAGTACTTATTTTGTACCTGTTCAGGAGAAGCCTGTTCCCCCTCGTGATATGCGATACCTCTCTCACATTACTCTTTTACGATGTGGTCGTTACGTGCCCATGCACGAAGAGCGCAGCAAGGTGCTCGCGTCCATCGTTTTAGGAGCGAAGAAAGAGGTCCCTGAGGAGTTTTCTGGACCCCATCCATATCACCTGGCTCGTTTCTGGCAAATCACGAATTCGTGCTGGCCAGATACGGATTTTTGGCGAAATCTCGTCAATATTGGACTTGCTTATCAGAAGAAATTTGAGTCTCGTTATCGGGATGATTTGAGCTGGGTTCGCGCGAAGGCGTTAGCGCGTTCCTCCGAATCCCTCCAACGTTGGTTTTGTGATCCTGTGTCGTAGTGCTGGAGTATTAGAATGGTTTAAGGTAGCGCGTAGGGTTGGAAGGTACGTATGTGACCTTTCCCGTGGGAAAGTTATTTCTCACGTGTGAGTTTCTAACCCAAACGGGTTTAATTCCCTGGGTTCTCAAATCTTAGCTGAGTCCGGACCAGTCGTTTGATCACGTCACGAGTATTCGACTGTTAATGGCTCTAGACCTCCCCTGAGAAGCACTAGTACATGTAGGCAAAAACCCTTGTACTCTTCTTCCTCACCCCCGGGTTAATATCAAAAGGTGACGGAAAGATGACTACTGGGAAAACGGAATCCTGGTTGTTGGAAGGTGATTTGGAGTCGCAGCTCCATCTCCTACTTGCGCGTGCGGTTATGCAGGAACGCCGCGCGCAATTGACGAAACGTCTATTGATGGACTACATTGAAGGTGGTCCTGATTTTTGGCACGACAATCCCGTGCCTGTTCTCCCAATGGACGTCTCTTGTATGAACCGCGATGGCAAACTCGATATTGGGTCTTTAGGCTCATCTTCTTCGAAAGGAGATGGGCCTCGTTCTAAACTCAAGAAGAGTGCGATTGTCATCAACGATGGTCGAACTGGAATCGGTATTACCCCTGGTCCGATGGGTGGTAGTGTCACTGTGAACAACCACGCCAATCGTGATCCAGCAAAGCGAACTCCCCATGTCGCCGGTGATGAAGTGAAGGTTCCACGATCGCAGGTTAAATCTCTTACTCAGCCGAAAGGTATGGCCGCTTCCTTGAGAACGCAAGTGAAGAAAGAGAAGAAGATTTTGAAGAAGGTCAAGAAAGTTGATGGGTCCTTAGCGACGGGACCCGGGTTTGGTCAGCAGACCGACGCAAAGAAGAATGCAAAACTTGCAGCTCTTCAAATGCGTTACCCTTCTGAGGTTGATGCCATCGTGCCTCCGATCAATTATACGAATGGTTTTCAACCTTTGCGGACAGCGCGTAAAACACAGTATAAGGCTACTGTGCCGTCCATTTTGTCGACAGAGGCTCCTTCAGCATATTATTATGGAGCTATTTTCTGCGCAAGTAATTGGACTGGTAAGTTTAAGATTCCTGCCACGCTTTCGGCTGGTACGAATACTTATGCGACGTACACGTCTGTCGATGACCCGATTTTGTCTGTTGCGAGCGCCTCCACTGACTTAGGTCAGTGTGGTGGCATGTGCGTACACATGCTAAACATGACTGCAATGCAGAATGTTGGTGGTACAGTCATTTTTGGGAATATCCCTGCGAATTTGGTCACTGCCTCCTTATCCTGGAATACACTCTTGTCCTATCGAGACACAGCTGTTAATTCAATGGTTGAGAATCCCGATTTGTGTTTTTCCTGGCAGCCGAGTTCATCTGATATTGCTCAGTTTGGACCGACTGATGCTTTCCCCGCGACCAACACGTACAATGTTTTGTTTTGTGCTTGGCAGACGACAGCTCTGCAGACGATGACTGTTTGCATTGACTCAATCTATGGCATTCAGCCTAAGCCCGCTGGACAGACGCTCATGGGAGCAGTCCATTGGCCGCAGGATGACATCGAGTTTCAGAAAGCTCTGGAGATTGTGATGCCCCCCAATCTCTCGCCGCAAGCCCAAACGCCCGCGGAGACAGAATCTGGCTTTGGAGCCGCCTTGAAGAAATTAGGCATAGGGTTCGCCGATGCTGTCGTCCCTGGGTTGGGAGGTCTTGTAGAGAAGGGATGGGACTGGGTTTCGTCGTGGTTTTCCTCGCGAAAATTGCATTCGCTGATGGTGCAGCTCTCCCTTGGGATTGAGCCGGACTCAGTGAAAGATGCAGTTCGCCGGGGGACCATGCCTGCTGAGTATGGAGCTCTTTTGCTTCAGCTCAGTACCTGGTCAATTCGCATGAAGGATCCGTTGATTCGATATCAACGAGTGGACGGCACCAAGTTTGAGTATCGCCCTGCCACGATGATCACTGATGAATTCGGTGTTTCATCTGAGGTGGGTGCTGTGACTTGCTGTCGCCCTGGAGATGAAACCTCCATGGAAGGTTTGGACTTTCTTTCCAGAGTGAATCCTTCTGATGAAAAATCAGATGAGGATGATGGAGATGACGTATGTGACGATGTGTGTGCAGTAAGAGGTTCCGACGCACTGGACTCCGATACACCACGTTCGAAGAAGGCTACTTTAGCGTTTCTTCGAAGTCGCCGTCAGACTACCACACCTGAAGTGAAAGCAGCGCAGAGTAAGAGGAGCCAAAGCTCTGGTCCTCCCTCTAGTTAGGCGCTACCTTCCATTTTTGCGCGTAGCCACGGGTATGCGTCTTTTATTAGATGCTCTAGCTACCTACTGAAACGTCTAGATTCGTAGGCATGTGAAACGTGAAATTGGGATCCGATCCCGCGCGACTCCGTTTGGAGTGTTAGCCAGGTGATTTTTGTCTAGAACAGAACTACCCTGAATTGTTAGTATGCACACTGGCAGAGAACACCAGATGTGTGTGTAGGGGTATCATCCTTTATAAATAAGTACGTTGAAACCGAAATGATTAGCTGACTGCGATCGGCAAAAATTGAGGAAGTAAGCGGTTCGTTGGTGTTTTTTACTGTTTTTTCCCAACGAAGCAGTGAGGGGCCCTCGCGCTCGCGTAGGCCTGGGTACCATCGCTGTCCTAAAGGCGAATTACCGTGTTGAGGTACCTTTGATTTTGACTGGTGAGTTTTTGTAATTCGCACACTTAGAGTGTCAGTACTTTCGTGTGCGTGTGAAGGAGTGGAGATGAGCGTGTGAGCGTCACGATGCTCTAATGTTGCCCATAAAGCCTTTAGAAAACACGTGCGGTCATGGACGAAGCTGAATTTTCCCAAGGCCCGAACCCGTCCGGAACTGGCGGTAATGTAGGGACTTTCCCCTTGGTTGAAGTAAAGGTCCATCTCTGCAAGGAACACGTAAACAAGGATAGAATCCTAAATGCGTAATGACGTCAAGGTCGCCACGCAGTTAGCAACCTGAGTAGAGTAGGTAGCCCCTACCGCTCGCCGTGTTGCGCTGTGAAAGGAAAATTGTGATCAGAGGCTCCTGGTAAAAGGGAGAAGAGTTCACGGTTGTAGATACAACGTGAGAGGCAGTTTGCGTGTTCCACTTGCTGGAACATTGACTGGTTAATCGATACAAGCCTGTAGATAGTGGATGAATCTACTGAAAGGTGAATGGGTGAGAGTTTCCAACCCCGGAAATGTCGGTG